GCACCAGATGCAGTTGTTACATCCATACGAACAGCGGCTTCATTAGGTAAAAAAGTAGTAGATCCACCAGTTACTGTAGAAGTGTCAAATTGATTATCTATTGCGTATCTGTTTGATGAATCAAACATTGTATAAGGTTCTGATACTCTTAATCTTCCAAATGCATCTATATTAGTTCCTCCAATACTTACAGGTTGTGTAGTTATATTTACATTATCACAAGACATTAACACTTACCTCCACTTGACATAAACCAAGTAAATCTTTCTGTATCTTCTTTTAAATCTTTTAAATAAGTAGAGTTTAATTGTTCTACAATAATACGAAGAGCTCTATTAATCTGTCTCTGATTATCTACTTCATATTCTGATTTTGGTTCTGGAACCCTTACATTAATCTTAGCCATTATCTCCTACCATCTGGTTGTATATCAACTTGGAATGTTCCAAATCTCCAATTTTCTCCTGAATTAACATTCTCTATTTTAATATTTGCATATCTTCCCCTTGCTCTAGTGCTTACAAATTCTGTAGAAGAAGTAATTGTAAATGGACTATAAGTAGAACTAGTAGCAGTTTCAGAAGGCCAATCTGTTACAGAAACAGAAATTTGATTACTTCCTGTTAATACTTTAAAGTTAGGTAAGAATCTTCTCATGGATAAAAAAGTTTCGCTTTGATCTTTTTGTAAAGAAAAATCAAATGATTGAATAAATGAAGTTAATGTTGTTATAGAACCATCAGGATTAATTTGATCGGTTCCAGTTTCTTGTTCAAATAAAACAGTTTGTCCTAATCCTGTTTCACCAATTATAGTTGGAAACGTTCCTGTTTCAGTACTGTTATGTTTTGTTGCATAAGGTCTAGGATATATTAATGCATCAATCCAACTAGTTCTGGTAGAAGTAGAACTTGTATTAGTATACCAAGTACCAAGAGCAAGTTGTCTATTCGCATCTGTATAATTATAAACTACTGATCTATTAACAAACGAAGATCCTTGTGTTGGATACCACCAAGTAACTTCTGTATATAAATTATTTAATCCAGCACTAATTTGTTGTCCTTTAGTAGTGTCAATATCATTGAATACATAGTCAATAACAGAACATGGTAATGTTTTAACAGTTCCATCAAATGCAAAGAATCCACTATTGCTCATCCAATAAGCTATACCATCAATTTCTATAGCAGCGTTTTTACCAATTAATCCGCAATTTGTTCCTACTTGTTCAAATCCAAATGTAAAAGGAGCTCCTACAAATTTCATTGTATATAAAGCATTGTCTGTCCAAACTAAGATAGTTTCTTTCGCGTTCACCGCTCCGATAATCTTTGTACCATCTTGAAGCCTAAATGAACCTGCTGTGTTAGTTGCGGTAATATCATATTCGTTAATACCTTCCACAGTTGAAAAACGAATAAACATATTATCCTGTGTATCTTCATCATTAAGAGTTGTACAAGTTCCAAAGTGAATTAAGTGTCTAGTTGTTGGTGAAATTAAAGTTAATCTAGATGCAACTGGGTTATTTGTTGTTTCAAATCCAGCAGTTGTTTGCGAAGCGCGGGTTGTTAATCTTGCTGCAATACTAGAATCCCAAGTAAAAGTTTTACCATTTGCAATAGTTGCAACTAATACATCTCCATAGTTATCTAAAGACCAAAGTGCTGGTTCTAATGTAGTAGAAGAAGCTAATACTGCTGTTCCCCATCCTGTATAACTAGTTGCGTTGGTAACTGTTATTCCATTCGCATGAGTTACATCAGTTGTTCCAAATTGACCTCTATTAATACCTGAAATAGTATTTGTTCCAGTATTATTAGTTGTATAAGTCATTAATTCATTTTCAATAAGTAAAGTTCCAGATGCTGGAAATGCTGATGTGCTTGTAAGTATAACTGAAGTTGCTCCAGCTGCAAAAGTTCCACCATTATTAATAGTTGTAACTGATGCTCCAGAAACTGTTCCTCCAAATTGACCTACACCAAATCCATATCCATAAGTTTGTAAAGCAGGACCTACATAAGCATATGGTTTAACAGTCATACTTCCACCTGTTGCAACCACTGCTGTTGCTTGATTTAATGAATTAATAGTAAATGTTGTTGGAGTTGGAACCGATAATACTTGAAATAGTTTATCTTCAAAATCAGAAGCACTTAAACCTGTTCCAGAAGGTAATGTAACAGCATCTAGTACAATCATATCTCCAGCAATTAAACCGTGATTGCTTGTAGTTGTAATAGTACAAGTTTTATTAGAAGTACTATTTGTTGCTAAAGTAGAATTTGTAAAAGTAACAATAACCCCTGCCGAATCTGTTCTAAATGGAGTTATATCAAAAAGTTGTCCTTCAAAATATATAAGTAAAAATTTATCAGTTCCTAAAGCAACATATCTATTGCCTGATTGATCTACAAAAGGAAGCATCTTTCTACAAACACCAACAATAGTTTCATTTAATAAAGATGCCCAGCCACCTACTTTTTCAGGAAGCCCATATCTAAATCTTGTATTATCTGAATCTACCCAACGACCAAATGCACCTACACTTGTGTCTTGTTTATCAATTCCTGGAGCGAATTTAATTTCTGAAAGAGCCATGGATTAGCTCCTATGCTGTGTTAGTCTTATAAGTCCAACCTTGAGTAGTATTTACATAGACTAATGTAATTGATTGTCTGTTAGTATTTAAAGTTAAAGCAGAAGCCGCACCTAAAATATTAAGACCATTATTACCTACTACACAATTGTTTGAAGCAAAGAAATTATAACCATCAATAATACTTACTTCATCACCTACAGTTGCTGTTGATGGTAAAGTTACTGTAACTGGATTTGTTCTTGTATCTACAATTATTTGATCTCCGGCAACTGCTAAATAAGGTGAGTTGCTAGAACTAATAGAGTTATATCCTTTTTGCATCATACCAATAGATGTTAAAGTATTTGCTCCATCAGATACTAATAACAAAGTAGACTTCACTGGAACTTTAGTTGCTGTAGCTTGTCCTGTAGTTAATACACCAATTGTATAATTAGAAGTTGTTCTAGTTGTTGCATCTTGTATAATAAATACTCTATTTGCATTACCACCTGTTGTTGATGCTGGCATTGTAACTGTACAGTTACCAGTTAAAGTTCCTGTAAGTTTAATATATAATTTTTTACCATTAGCAGTATCTGATCCATCCGCTAAACTTAAATTAGTATTACCTGTTGTAAGTGTTAGAGTTGTATATCCTGATGATGATGCTTGTAAAATTTGTAAGTTAGTATTTGTAATTGTTCCCCATAGACCAGCTTTTTCTCCGGTTGCTACAAGTTCTAATGATAGGTCTGTAGAATATGTTGATGCCATAATTTAATAAGGTACTATTGGTGTCCATACCATATTTGCTCCTGGTATGATTTCGTTCCACACAATAACGTTTGTTCCTCCTCCGCCGTTACTACTTAATGCTAATTCATTTCCATTAACACTTACACTTGCTGTTCCTGATATTGTAACTGTTCCTGAGTTAATAGTCAATTGATTTCCAGTAACCGTAATATTCGCGGTTCCCGAAGCGGTAACAGTTCCAGTAGCCATTATTAATGGCGATCCTGTTACACCTGTTTGAGATGTACCTGAAATAGTAATTGTTCCAATACCTAAAAGTAAAGGATCAGATCCTGATGTTTCAGCAATAGAAGTGCTTGAAATACCAACAGGTCCAATTGTTAAAATTAAGTTATTACCCGATGCGATAACGCTTACACTGTTATCATCTCCAACAGTGGAAAAGGGAAACCTAGCGAATGTATCAAATCCTAAAAGCATATAATATAACGGAGAGGGATGGTATGTGGAGGTCCCTCTCCGTTATAATTATATCAGCCTTTAAACCAAGAGGGAAGTCCTAAATGTTTTCTTTTATCAAAGATATTGTCTTTTGCGCCTTTAGTAGCTGCATTATTATAATGCAAGAATACTTGACCACAATCTTGACCTTTAAACTCTTCTCTCCAATGTTCTAGTAAATTTCCTCTATAAACTAACATATCACCAGGTTTTAAATCTACTTTAATACCTTTGGTATTGTCAGTTACATATCCTTTTCCTTCAACTACTCCTCCTTTGTTTGGATCCTTTTCTATAAAAATAGGCCATTTGTCTCCACCTAGGTTAAGAGTAGTAGAAATTTCACATGAGAATCTATCTTTGTGGCGATGTAATACATCTCCCTTTTTATAAATTCTAGCATAAGAATAAGTTGGAATTAATTTTAATCCTGTATGTTTTTCCATAACAGGTTGAACAGCTAGTAATAAAGTTTCCATAGCAATGTCCGCATAATGAGAATAAGTATTTGGAACTTGATCATCGTTCCATACACCAAATTCAGTTGTGAATGGAGAAATGTATCTAGCATCAAACATAGTTCTTGCAACTTGTCTTTTCATTAAAAAATAATTGTAGACAAAATTTGCAATACTTGGATCAATTGCTTTTTCAATTACTGTAAATCTATCTTTTTTAAAATTATATTTAGTCATTATATATTTACCTTTGCCATTTCTTTTGGAACTGCTTGTATATTAAAATGAATAAATCTAAATGGTTCTTTACCATGATCTACTGCATA